CAATGGGATAATTTATTTAGGTGATGAATTTGGAGAATATGCAAAAGTTAAAATTAAAGGTAAAATTAAATGGAAGCATAAATATTTAGAAAATATGCCTTTAAAAGATGATATATGAGGTCAATATTAAGAATCTTTAAATATGTTAGAAAACGTATTATAAAGCTATCATTGGAAAATCGTAGATTAAAATTACAAATAAAACTTTTAATTGAAGCAAATAATAATAAGAAACATTGATGGTAAGAAGAAAGAAATCACAATTTAGACACATTCTAATCGATAAAAAAAAATACTATTTTTATTCTATAAAATGGCTTGATATTCTTGGTGATGCTGGACACGCAGACAGCAAAGAGTTTTCTAATATGCGACCAGCTAAAATGGTATCACAAGGATATGTTTTTAAAAAAGATAAAAAATATCTGTGGACTTTTGCAAGTTATGACGAAAATGAGGCAGTATTTTCAGATCGTAATTGTTTTCCTGTTGGTTGCATAATATCAATGAATAAAGTTGAATTATGAAAATAGAAATAGCTGATATATCCAGCATAAAACCATACGAGAACAATCCAAGAAAATTATCTGAAACGGCAATCGAAAAGGTTGCCATGTCATTAAAGGAATATGGATTTAGACAACCCATAGTAGTTGATAAAAATAGAGTTATTGTTGCTGGACATACTAGATATAGAGCTAGTAAAAAATTAGGACTCAAACAAGTACCTGTATCTGTAATAGATAATTTAACCAAAGAACAAATAAACGCTTATAGAATAGCTGATAATAGAACTGCTGAAGAATCAGAGTGGGATAGCGAATTGTTAAAAATGGAAATAAAAGAACTAGAAGCTAAAGACTTTAAGTTAGATTTGTTAGGTTTTAACGATGAACAATTAAACGATATATTATTTGAGGAGAAACAAGGTTTAACTGATGAAGATGAAGTTCCTGAAACACCTGAAGAACCTACATCTAAATTAGGAGATATATGGAAACTTGGTAATCATAGAGTTATGTGTGGAGACAGTACAAATTTATCTGATATTGATAAACTTATGAATGGAGTATATCCTGATTTAATACATACTGACCCTCCATATGGCATGAATGCTGTATCAAAAAGCGGTGTATTATCAAAAAATTATAAAAAAGATATTAAGGGAGATGATAACAACGAAATTGCAAAAGACTCATTTAAATTAATTTATGGATTATATCCAAAATCAAAACAAATCTGGTGGGGTGCTAATTATTATTGCTCTGCTCTGCCTGATAGTGAATGTTGGCTTGTTTGGGATAAAAATAATGGACAATCAGACCAAACAGATTGCGAGTTAGCTTGGTGTAATTTTAGATCTGTTGTGAGACAATTCACTCAATCATCTGAAAAAAAAAACAGAGTACACCCCACACAAAAACCTGTATCATTAATGCAATGGATTATAAAAAGATTTAATTTAACATCTAAAACAATAGCCGATTATTTTGGTGGTTCAGGGAGTACACTAATTGCTGGAGAAAAACATAATTTAGATTGTTTTATTATGGAATTTGACCCCAAATTTTGTGATGTAATAATTAAAAGATGGGAGAACTTTACAGGTAAAAAGGCAGAACTTGAAAATGGACAAAAATAAGGCAAAAAACACAATTAAGACACAATCTAAGGTAGGAAGACCAAAAGCAAAAGTTGATGTAGAGATATTGAAAAACCTAGCTTCTATTGGTTGTCCGACTTATGAGATTGCTTCTGTTTTAAATGTATCTGCTAGAACATTAAAAAGAAATTTTGCCGAAATTATTGACCAATATAAAGAACGTGGAAAAGCTAGTTTAAGAAAAAAAATGTACGATAAAGCTGTTAAAAAAGACAATACTATGATGCAGATATTTTTAAGTAAAAACTATTTAGGTATGTCTGACAAAGTACAACAGACAAACGTAACAGAACCTTTACCACTTATTATCGAAGCTGAAACAATAGATGGCTAAAAGAAAAGGAAGTATCTATGGTGCAACAGTTATTTACGAAAGAAAGTACAACAGAAGTTCTATTGGTAGAAACTTCAAAACTAGCACCATGAATAAACATAAGAGGAAAGGTCGTACTAGAAAGCAAATGAAATACAGAGGACAAGGAAGATGACAGTAAGCGATAAAGAATCCAAAGACTTTCATAAAATGCTTGAAAAACTAAAAACAAAAGCAGATCAAGCAGAAGCACAATCTGATGCTATTGAAATGAAAGAAATGGAATATAACTCAGGTAAAGCTTACACAGAATTTTTAAAGTTTTTTTATAAAGGTAAAATAGGTGATTAAGCGATCTAATTTCTATCCTAATGGAGAGTTTATTCCTTATCAAATGCCACAAGATTTTAGACCATCATCAGGTAGAGGTTCATGTGGAAACTGTGGACTCTTTAGTGAAAGAAGATCGTTTTGTGGTCTTTATAGAACACAAGGAGTAAAAGATACTTACGTTTGCAATAAGTGGAGACCAAGACACTTTAAAAGATGAAACCAATTATTATCACTTTGTTATATCTCACAACATTTGGAGATATTAAATTAGATAGATTTGAAATATTTGAATCTTGCTCTAGCTGGTATGATCGCAACGTAAAAGTTGAACAAAGAAAACAAAGGAAAGTATTTAGTAATCATTATTATCATTCATACAAAGACAAACAGGTCATAGGTTATATTTGTGGTGGCGAAGAACCTCAATAAGTGTTAAACACCAATAATGGCAAAGTACAAAGGAAGAACAGTTAAGCTTAACAAAGTACAACGTGGAGACGTTAAGAAGTTTAAAGTATTTGTTAGAAACAGAAGAACAGGTAGAGTCCAAAAAGTGAACTTTGGTGCAAAGGGAATGAGTATTGGTAGAAACGACCCAGCAAGACGTAGAAGTTTCTTTGCTAGATTTAGACCCATCTTAGCTAAAGTAAGAGGACAGAAAAGTTTATCTCCAGCTTTTTGGGCTATGAGAACTTGGCGTAAAGGATTTAAATTATGAAAATTATTAAAAAGTTTTTTAAGAAGTTATGTAAATGGATAACTAAAAACTATGAGTAAAGATAGAATAGACGTAAGTTCAAATAGTAAAGTATCTATGCCTATTTTTAATTTAATAGGTATTATAGCAATGGTAGGAACAGTTGTTATGATGTATGCAACTGTCACTCAAAGACTTACAAGTTTAGAAACATCAAGAGAGGTTATGTCTAGCGATTTACTCAAAGCATCAGATCAAAAAACCATAGATGGTGAACAATATCTTATATTAGAGTCAGCTATAAGTGATTTAGAAAAATTGACAAATAGAGTTGATGAAATGATGCACAATGGAGTAAATATATCTCGTATGATGAAAGATATAGATAGATTAAGAAATGATGTAGAAACTTTAAAAGATAAGGTTAGAGCAAATGGAAAAAATTTTTAAATATTGCAAAAAGCTTGTAGATAAAATAGAACAACTTTTATTGAAACTTATGGGTTGGAAAAAATGATAGAAATTTGTGTAGCACTTTTAATGTATCTTAACGGACAAATTGTAGAGCATACTTACAAAGAAAAAATGTCAGAATGTCTCAAATCAAAACGTATAGCAGAGAGAGAAGTCAACCCACAATCTGTTAGGTTTAGTTGTAAAAAACTAGAAGCAGAAACAGAAATCTATATGGGTGCTAAAAAGATCGTCAGAATCATATCACTTAGCAAATAATTATGAGGACACATCATGGTAAGAGTAAGTCGTATAATACGAAAGCTAAGATGGTGTGGTTTCCTTTTGGCTCTTTGTAGTGTAATAATACTAACAACATTCAAAATAAATTATCTTCAATCTTTAGGTTGGTGTTTATCGGTGATGTCATGTGCAATATGGATTTTTGACTCTTACAGGTCAAAATCAATGCCAAGATTGTATATGGAAACAATGTATTTAATATTTGGTATTTGGGGAATAATAAATTGGCTATGAAATATATTTTAATATTACAAATCTGTTCTGTTGTTTATCAACAATGTTCTGATCCATATCCTGATTTTAAACCATTTAATAACTATTTTGATTGTGCAACTGCTGGATATTTTAATGCAATTACGATAAATCAAGAACTAGGAATGCACGAAGTTATAAGTGGTAAAATCATGGTTAATTTTAAGTGCGAAAAAATATCAGATAGTTAATATGAAAATCAAATTGACTAAGCCACAATACGAAGTTAGTTCTTCAAACAAAAGATTTAGAGTATTAATATCAGGTAGAAGATTTGGTAAGACTTATCTATGTATTACTGAAATGATGAAATACGCATCAAAACCAAATCAACAGATATGGTATGTAGCACCAACTTTTAAAATGGCTAAAGAGATATGTTGGTCTAGTTTAAAAGAAATGCTAAATCAGTTTAATTGGATTGAGGATATAAACGAGACTACGCTTACAATAAAGATAAGAAAATCACATAGTACAATATCATTAAAAGGTGCAGAAAATTACGACTCACTTAGAGGAACAGGATTGAACTTTTTAATATTAGATGAGTTTGCAGATATAGATAAAAGAACTTGGTTTGAAGTATTAAGAGCTTCTGTTGCTGATACACTTGGAGATGTATTGATGTGTGGAACACCTAAAGGTTATGGTAATTGGTCTTATGAGATGTATCTCAAAGGTAAGCAAGTTAATCAATGGGCTAGTTTTCAATATACTACTGTTCAGGGTGGTATGGTTTCAAAAGAAGAATTAGATCAAGCTAAACAAGATGTAGATATTAGAACCTTTAGACAAGAGTTTGAGGGTGCATTTGAAAATTATGCTGGTGCAGTATATTACAATTTTCACCCTGTTGATTCAGTTATAGATAAAAAGATAGATTGGACAAAACCTTTTCATTTAGGAATGGATTTTAACGTAGATCCTATGTCAGCTTGTGTTGCACAAATAGAAAAAGATAAAGTTTATGTAGTAGATGAGATAGTAATTTATTCAAGTAATACTGACGAAATGTGCCAAGAAATAAGAGATAGATATGGTTCAAAAGCACAAATATTTGTTTATCCTGACCCAGCATCAAGACAACGTAAAACTTCTGCTGGTGGTAAAACTGATTTATCTATTCTTCAAAACGCTGGGTTTAAAGTTAAAGTAAAACATAAACACCCATCAATTAGAGATAGAGTCAATGCAGTAAATAGTAAGCTTAAAGATTCTAAAGGTAAGCGATATATTTTTGTTTCAAAATCTTGTAAAACAATGATAAAAGGATTACAAAGACAAATATACAAGGAAAATACAAATATTCCTGACAAGGAACAAGGTTTTGACCACATGAATGATGCTTTAGGATATTTAATTGATTACATTAAACCATTAACAAGTAACATTCCATATTCACAACCTAAAAGATGGGCAATTAAATAATGGCATATTCAAGAGACTCTGCATTAAACGTACACAAGGATTACAAAGATAATGTTTCTAATTGGGAATATTATATACGATCTTATAATGGTGGTTATGATTATACTCTTGGTCAATATTTAAATAGATACAATCTTGAATTAGATAACGAGTTTAATCAAAGACTTGCTAATACACCATGCGATAATCATTGTCGAAACGTAATACAAATCTACTCATCTTTTTTATTTAGAGTAAAACCATCAAGAAATTTTGGGTCTATGGCAGATGAACAAAGCTTAGATACATTTTTAAAAGATGCAGATTTAGATGGTAATAATTTTAACAACGTAATCAAACAAGCCCAAAATTATTCTTCTATTTATGGTCATTGTTTTATGATTTTAGATAAACCAAATCTAACATTAGGAACAAGAGCAGAAGAATTA